TATATGCAGTGAAGTATCTAAACGGATTAGTACCCATACTGTCAAGCATGTCCGTTAACACTACTAGTTCATTCTCAGACATATCAAACGACACGGCCTCTAAAGTTATACCTTTATTAGAAGTAATTATGTAAAGTCGACTTAAGATGTCTCTTCTTAACTGCCTATCAACTTTTGGCACAGGAAATACCTTAAAGCGTTTCTTTATAGTAAGCTCAACATTCAAGAAAACATCTGTTGTAACAAGTATTCTCTTGGGGAGCTCATTGCTTATATCCCCTTTGAGCATTTAAAAAACCTCTATTTTTCCAAACTTTATGACAAACTCTCTAAAGTTTTCATTTGAGCGTTTTGCTTTTGTAGCATCGTCTTGAGTCGCTCTACTAGAAATCTCTAAAGGGTAATGTCCGTTATTCCCGTCGATTCGGGCTTGTACAAACTTAACGTGTTTGCAAGTCTTGCGTCCTTTATATCCTGGACATGTGCAGTACAAAGTTCCAGTGTCACTAGCAGACACTTCGTAGATTCCTGGGCCAGGTGTATTAGTTTGGCTTAAGAATACTTGGACTAACCTAATGTCATTCACTTGTGGCCTCATTTGCGCAAGTCTCCTTGCTTGGACTCAATGGCCATATAAGTGAACGCTTCATTAGCAAAGCTTTCTGTTGCATCTCCATATAACCCTACCCAATCCTCACGCTTAACGTTTGTAGTGATAATTGTAGGCAGTCCATTATTAAATCTGGTGCGTAACACATGATGAAGTAAGTTTTTTTGCCACCCTGAAAGGCTAGCATGTTCTCTGCCAATATCATCTATCACCAGCAGGCGAATGTTGTACGCGTCGTTTTGACATTCCCCAAGTATACCTTGGTAAAGCACATCTTCGTCTTCTGTAGCCCCCTCGATTACAGACCCTTTTAAATCTATAACATCATTAAAGGTTATGAAGTAGCAAGGACGGATTAAAGTCCTACCTTCTTTGACATCAAAAGAATCTATTGGAAATGTAAGCATTGCCTCTTGTAGGGCAGACAATGCAATAGTAGTTTTACCATGACCTGGAGTTCCATAGAACATTAACCCTTTACCGCAACTTTGTTTACCTAAAGCACGGATTATTTTTTTATCTTTAACAAGACTTAACCATTTTCTAACTTGAATTATGTCTTCTTCCAATGCCTCTGAACAATCATCTAATGTCCAACCAACACGAGCAGAAGGTATTGCTGCAGTTTTAAGCCAAGTCTTGCGACGAATCTTAAGATCTTCTACATCAAACATTATCCATCCACTCTTGGCTTTTACGAGCCAACTCTTTTTCGTGCTTCATGTCTTCTGGCGTAACCATAAAGCGTTCTGCTTGAATCTTCAAGCCGTTAAACTGCATAATAAACCTTTTCCAAATAATCTCTGGATCATCAATCTTGGTGTCGTGCTTAATTTGTTTAAAGTACAGGTCTATCATTAGTTTTTCAATATCCCCTGTAGTTCCATGAGTTGACCTAGCGTCAGCCAAAGCAATACGAAACCTACTAGTAGTAACTGACCAAGGTTTAACGTGCCACAACTCGTGCATACCATTGGCAAACTCAAACGCGGTATCCGTAACGCTCCAGTTAGAAGGATCGCCAGACCTACGTTGCATCCGCTGTTCATACTTTTTCTTACTGGCGTTTTCTTTTTCTAGATACTTGTTCGTGCGAGACCGCTCGCGGTCCTTGCTTAGATCATCTGGATCATATGAAGATGGAAAGTCCACTGCTCCTCCTGGTTTTAGATTTACTATTTTATACTCATCCTCGGCAGCGCCGAGATATTCGGTTTGCTTTACAGCTAATAAGCTATTAGTACTTAATCTGCTATTAGGCACATACAGCGATATCAGGAGACGGGTTTCTGGGGCCCAGTAATCAGGGTCTACGAGAGTGTTTACCGTGATAATCCTGTTTCCAATTCTTTCTTTTTTTGAAGAAATAATTGTTAAGTCTTTTAGCTCACTTAACGCCGAACCTATGGCTTCTCTACCCTCATTAAAAACCTTAGAAAGGCTCTCAGCGCTTATAGAGACCCCTGAGGCCTGTAGATACATATACACTCCTAGGGCGCGGGCTGAAATCATTTCTTAGGGGCCTTCAAAGGCGTTTTAGGGGCATTGCCCATTTCTTCTACAATGGCTTTTGCGACCGCTTTGACGAACGCTTGGATACCGTAATAAAGATCGTCTGAGATTTCGACTTCTTCTTCGTCTTCGGTTTCGTCTTCTTCGCTATCTTCTTGATCCTCTTCCTCTTCGCCAACTTCTTCCTCCTTAAGCTTAAGGTTTAATTGTTCCTGCTTAGGTACGACTACTTTTTCTACCGCTGGAACTTCTTCTGAGTAGTTAATCAAGTTAAGTCCGTCAGTTAGATCAAAGCATTTAACTTTAAGGCTTTGACAAAAGCGGGCGATAGTTTGGCAGTCTGTGTCTTCATCGTCCCATAGGGCGAACACAGAGGATTTATCTTTAGAGATAAAGGCGATTGCGTCTTCAATAGGTGAGTCAGTAGTAGTAATACTGGCGCCGTCTAATCCATCAAACTTAGCGGACTGTGGCGCAAAGATGATTACGTCTTTACTTTTATCTTTTGCTAATTGAGAAGCAAAGACTTGACCTTGGCTTGGTTTATCTTTAAAAGCAAGAACCAGTATTCCACCTTGGCCGTTAGCGTAGTAGTGATCTTCCATAAGGGCTTCGAGATTTGCACGACTGGTCTGTCCTTTACCAGCAACAAGCACATAATATTTGTCCATAGGACCTCCTGTTAGGGGAGGCCTAGACTATCACTAAGTTTTTTATTGTCTAACTGAATTGTTATTTGGGCGAAAATAGGCGAGTCTTTCAACAATAGCCAGTAGAGAACTACCTAAAAAAGCGCATCCTACAGTTTTTAATATCAGGTCTTTCCAGTCAGTCCACCCTGTTAACAAGGTTCCTACTAGAGAAAAAGTTAAAGATAAAGTAGCGTTTACAAATAAAAGGCTAACTATCAAAGATAAAAAAGATATCAACGGCTCAAGTGCCGCTAAGAAAAAAGCAGTAAACATCCCTACAAGTAATATATCAACCATGGGAGAATAGTACTACGTCTGAGGCTGTGCTAGATACAACGCATAGGTTGTGCCCATTGGCAAAAACTCCTTAAGAGTACTAGTTAATCTGTTTTGTATCGCTATACGGTTTTTGTATAAATGACTTCGGCCAGCATTGGCTACGCCACCTTCCCAAAATAAGTCTCCTGGTTCGTTACCATTTTCTCCGTCAAAGTAAGGAAGAACGAAAGGGCTTTTTTCAAATAACGCGGCGTCTAACGCTAAAATATCACCTACGGCAGCTGTCCAGTTTACCTGAACATGTGCATATGCTGCTGTAGTAGGGGCAGTTCCTGTTACATAAGCTCTTGTCCAATTAGATGTTATTGGTGTTGATGCGCCAGTATCAGTGCTAATTAAAACTTTTGAGGAGTTATACCAAGATATAGATAAAGTTATGTCTTCAGTTCCTGATATTGTTTTGCTGTACACGCTAAACGTGTATGAAGATTCTGGGTAATAAATTGGCATATAGTCTGCGGTAGTTGTAAATGACTTAACCACAACTGAAGTGCCAGTAGCAGTTAACTTTAAAGCGTTACCCGCGTGAAACGCAGAACCAGTAGTAGCCTCTGATGTAATATTAACATTAGTTTTTGCATATGTAAAAGTAGTTTGCGTCCTTGATGTAACTGTGTAAGCGCCATCAAATGGGCTACCTACTCCTGACACAACAACTACCTCATTTATTTGAAACGGATGTCTAGTTGATGTTGTTATAGTAGCAAAATTACTTGTAAGGTATTTATTAGTAATAGTGTATATATCTACGCCTGGTTCTTGACTAAGAGTATCAATAGTATTAGATGCTCCAGTAACAGCCCATGGGGCAATAGGAGCAGCAAAGTGGGGGTCTATAAGTTCGTTTATTCTGTTAGCTCTTGGTTTAATATATATTTGTCGAGCCTCATCAAAAGACGTTACTGCAGATGCTTGTTCAAACTGAGCTGCATCAAAGAAATGAAACTCTGAGCTTGCTGATCCAGCAACAGATGCTATAGATATTTCAGGGACAGCATAGTAGGAGTTAGATGGTGCGGTTGCTGTTACCTTTGGGCGTGCTGATAAAGCGCCAGTGGTATTGGCAAGACCAGTACCAGACGAAGTAGAAATTAAAACACCAAGTCTGTCATACCAATTTATTTTTGCTGTTATTGTTCTAGTTGTAGATTTTGCTGCGCTATAAACGCTAAATGTATAAGCAAGCCCAGCGGTTACAGGAATTCCTTTTGTTATTGAGTTAGATATCCCACAAGCAAAAGATACAGTGCCTGATGCTGCGTTTGAATTAGTTATGGCTAGCAGACCAAGTTGTTTATTTGGAAAGTTAACTGGTGCAGTAACTTCCTGCCATGGAAGTGGATTTGGGTATACAGTTCCTGTAGTTTTTGTTTCTAATACGTCTGCGGAAGTTAAAGCAAATTTAATGGTTGTAGCGGTTACTGCAGTAATAGTAACTGCTGTAACTTGATTAAATAAAGGAAGCGGGCATCCGCTAATAGTTACTTTAGTACCAACAACATAATTGTGAGCACCGATAGTTACCTCAGCCACATTACTAGTTAAACTTACTTTAGTTACACTTTTAGTTCCTAGTTGATACAAAGAGGCATTAGATGTTGATTCCCAATGCCCTACTCCTTCTTCAAAAGATGAATCATTATAATCAAGCATTAAATTGTGATTTATTACAACTCCATCGATAGGTGGGTTTGGGGTATTAGTAATAGGTTTAGGCAAAGCCCAACCAGAAAACGACTTAACGTACTCACGTAACCCTTGAGAACTTCCTTTTTCCTGATATAACTGAATAGCGTCTCTTACTAAAATACGAGATTGTTGGTATCCAATTTCTTTTTCATACTCAAGACCAAATTGTTTTAATAATAATGGGATTAAAACGCCATTAACACGTTCAGTGTTATATCTATT